CGCGATAGATCTGGACAATCTCGCGGCCCCTTGTGCGCCAGTCCTTTTCGGCACGCTCGGCATCAGCGAGAGCCTTCTCCCAGAACGAGGTATCGACTTCATAGGCGTCAGAGGCGGCGACGTCCGGCTTGTTGGGGTCATCCGCCTCGGGGCTGCGCGGGTTGACGCCCGTCGGTCGTTCCTCACCCTTGGTGTAGGAGCTTTCCATTTAGCCCTTACCCTTCTTCTGCTTTTTCTTGGGCGGCTCGTAGCGTCCGATGACGAGGCCCTTGCCGCCGAACGGTTCAGGCGGCGGGGTCTCGCTGCGCCACGGATTATCCAGATTGGTGGCGGTGCCGGGGATGGCTTGGCGCAGGAACTGCTCGGGTTGGGGCTCGATCCGCCGCATCGGCAGGTCCGTGGTTGTGCTGTCGCCTTCGGCACGGGGGCGAATGATTTCGGGATCAGGCACCGGCCACTGGCCGCGTGCCTGTGCCGCCCAGAGCGCTTCGGCAGGGATCGCCTCGCGCTGGTTCAGGGCTATCAGTTGCGCGAACGCATCCCGCAGTTGCGAACCGCGCGAACCGGGTTGGTTGATGAATTCCTGAAGTCGGGCTTCGACGTCCGGATCAGCCATATGTGGGGCCCTCAGAGCCCTCATACACCGGCTATTGTAGTTCGTCGAGCTTGAAAGCGTTGCTGACCCGGAGCGGGTTCAGGTCCTCGTCGGCCTCGACCCGTGCGCCGAAGGGCCGGGACATGCAGGCGTATCGGATGTCATCGACGGCGTGATCTTCCCCCTCGGTGTCCAAGTCCTCCGGGCGGTTCTCGTCGTGCTGCTGCATCGGGAGGGTACGGATGGCGTCGCGGCAGTGATCGACGAAGAAGATGAGGGGGTCGCCATCATCGTCGCCGCGCAAGCGCCATCTAACCTGATCCCAACCACCCATCCGTTTTGGCGTAGAGACACGCGAGTTGTCGGCACGCCGGAAGTAAACGCCATGTCTTGCAAATGTCTCGCCAATGCTCGGACCTGACACGACTTGGAAAGCAGAAGGGTCGAGAATTCCGTAAGCGATGGGTTCTCTAATTCCTTTGCCATCGGTTTCCCTCCTGACCACTTCCTTTGCCACGGCGTCGGCAGGTAGTTTGAGGCCCTTGTTGGGGCCAGAGGCCCCGTACCACTCACGATAACGAATGATGGCATTCTTCGGCAACCTCCGCTTGTCGTGGATCATGTCGTCCTGCACCACCGCCCACCAGCCGAGGCTGAAGGGGCTGGCGGAGCCCCAGTCCATTGATCTAAATCTGGTCCAATGGCTGGGGATACGGGGCGGGGTGATGACGTGACGATCAGGATCGAACTCGGGGAAGAACGCGCCTTCGATGATATTCCAGTCGCCATCCAACCAAGCCCGCACCAACGCCGGGCTTCCCGATGCGCGGAGCCGGTTGATATAGCCGGGATCATTGTTCAGCAGGGATGGGTTGTCGCTGATCTTGGCGGGGATGAAGATGCGAGTGAGTTGCGTCTCTGGGTCCTTGACCGGCTTATACGCGCCGTTGTCGATCACCCACGACTTGACCCAGTGATGGCCGGGACCGCCGGGATTACAGGTGGCGCGGAACTGGCATCTGGCTCCCGAGGTGGTGCGTAGCGTCGCAAACAACCTGAAGATACCAGCAGAACTGGCGTATTGCGTCAGTTCTTCCACATAGACGCGAGTGAGGCTCCAGCCCTGATAGTTCATGGCATCGGCATCGTTCTCCAGATAGGCCATATGAAAAACGGCACCATTCCGGAAGCGAAATTGCTTTTCCTTGTCCTTCCACTCGGCGGCATCCCCGTACATCTGACGGGCAACGTCGATGGTGTCCTTTAGATCCTCGCGCGAGCGTCGCAGCATCAGGCCCTTGGCGGCCGCGCCCCAGTCCTCGGCGTGACACCAGAACTCGCCTAAGCTCGCGAAGGATTTGCCGCCGCCACGGGCCCCGCCGTAAACCACAATGTCGGCAGGGCAAGTAATGAAATGATGCTGGGGCCCGTGTTGAGGCTTGAAGCCTGTCTCGATCCTCACCCGAATAGATCCTTGGCGCTAGGGACTTTCGTCTTCCCCCGTTTTGGTACGGGTACCCTCTTTCGTTTGCGAGGTACCTTCTTTTTCTTGGTCCCCCGGTGGGGGGTTGGCTTTTCAACCTCCGGTTTCAATACCTCGGAATGCGCGCCCCCGTCAGGGGTCCCGGTTACCGGCGGCGTTGGGGCCCCGTTTTCGGGTCGCCCGGGCACGATGCCATCGCCCTCGATTGTATCGCATCCGCTCTTATTGGATACGCTCCAATCTAAGGCGGGCGCGTTAGCCTCTAGCGGCTCTGCTAATAAGGATCGACCATCGCTCAATGGCGCAGCGGGCGCGCCGCGAGGCGGTCCTATTTGGCTGCTGTGGCTGAACTCATTGGGCGCGTTCAACGCTGGCAAGCTCTCTACCCAAGACGACAGCTCTTGCTCAGACGGCGCGTCTGGATCGCGGCTTGGTCGTCGGATCACCTCTAGTGTCTGCCTGTCGTTTACATGACCGTACAGCCTAGCCAAGCTCAGAGCCGCATTATGCGCCGCATTGAATTCATCAGCATGGTAGGCGCTGCTATAAACCCTTTGGAGCATGCTCGTGACATCGGGGAGAGTGACAACGCCCGTGTTGCGACGTGCTTCTAAAATGGCTGCTGCCCTCTCCTGAACGCGCGGCAATTGCCAGAGGTTCGAAGGCGCATTGCGATGCCGCGAGTTGAAACCGGCTCGCTTAAACGCAACACCCATAGCAATCCCATCGACAACCATTCGGACGAATACTTCTTCCTTGGCGTCATCCAAATCAACGCCGAGCACCATTACGCCGCGTTCAGTCTTGTTCCGCATGCCTCTCGGAATAATTGCTGATCTTTGTACCATGTCGCACAATATTTTAGGGGTTTACAGACAAACCCTATCCATGCCATAACTCTCTTGGGCGAGAGCTATGCCCGTAACCCTAAACCCAAAAACCAAGGATAAACAATATGTCTGCCAATCTCGATATGTCCAACAATCGCGCTAACATCGCTTTCATGGGTTCCCGCAATGACATTTGGCACCGTATGGGCCAAGAAATGGCACCCGGTCAGAGCATTGAAGCTTGGGCCACAGCGGCCGGTCTTGGCTGGTCCGCCGTCAAGGTTCCTGCACTGGTAGCGCTGAATGGTCCGCAGTTCGATCACATCGAACCGGCAAAGCGCATGCTGCCCGCTCCCGACCGTTCCTTCGTTGTGCGCTCCGACAATGCCGGATTGCTTGGCTATGTCTCTGGCGAGAACGATAAGACGGGATATCAGATCGTTCAGCCGCGCGACGTGCTGGATTGGTTTCAGCGCTACATCAGCGTCGATGACCGTTTCGAACTGGATGTTTGCGGCTCATTGGACGGCGGACGTCGCATCTGGGCCACAGCCAAATACAATGGCGATGTCAGCGTCGGCGGCGAGAGCCATGCCATGCGCGTGCTTATGAGCACGACCTTTGACGGTAGCGGCGCGACCATTAACCAGTGCACCGCTACCAGAGTGGTTTGCCAAAATACATTGCGCATTGCGCATGGTGACAGCCGCGCGGCTATCAAGACGCGTCACAGCACGCGCTTTGACGCGGCGAAAGTAGGTCGTGAACTGGCTCAACTCGCACAGGGTTTCGCGCAGTTCAAGCAGATCGGCGATGCCATGGCATCCGTCGAAATGTCAGCGCAACAAATCTCGGAATTCTTCAAGACGATTTTGGAAATTCCGTTTGACGCGAAAAAGGATGATGTCAGCTCCCGCAAAATGAACCAGTTCGCCGATCTGTCGCGCGCCTATTCAACGTCGGTTCGAGAAGGCGCTGAAAAGAACAGCGTCTGGTCGGCGCTGCAAGCCGTGACGCGCTACGCGGACCATGATCGGAGCGTCCAGAAAGGCGATCAATCCGAGACGGTGGCGCGTTTCAGCTCAGCGCAATTTGGGACGGGTGACGCGATCAAGGGTAAGGCGATGGGGCTGCTGCTGCCGTTGGTCAAGGATAAGGTCCTAATCGCGGCCTAAGCCTCACCCATACGTTCTCAAGCCGGGCAGCCCGAAAGGCTCACCCGGCTTGAAGGCGTACTAGCACCCACCACAGAAAGGATTGGCTCATGCCAGTGACGATCAAGACCAACCACCAATGGCGCGATCTGGTTTACAGATCGGATGTCCCCGCCGATATCCTCGCGTCTGATTTCGACTATCAAGACCCGGAAGAAACCTTTGACGGGTTCTTTTGCTATCGCGGGCATTGGTACCACCTAGACCAGTTCACCTGCATCAGCAGCGGCACACTAGGTTCACCATTCGCCGGATGGAATGGTTACGCCGGGGACAGTTTCTTCTCTGGCGTAGTCATCCGGCTTTCATCCGACGGCGAACAAATCAAAATAGGAACCTATTATTCATGACACGCAAACCAGAAATGATGTTGTGGCTCTCCGATGCGCGCGGCCAATACATCCCGCGCGATTTCGCGAATTCGTTCGCCGACCGTACCAAGCACGTCTCTGGCGTGACGGCAGAAGATTGGCAGACCTTGGAATATGGCCCAGATGAGGAATGGTATTGGGAAACATGGGACAAGGTCTGCAGCAACGCCGTTGTCACGGATGAGAACGGCGTTCGGTACCAGATCCACCAAGACGGGGATTGTTGGCTAGTTCCGCTCGGCATGGAATGGTCGGATGAAACCGAGACGTTCCAGTGGCCGGAAGATGATGATGACGACCCGGAACTGATAGCTAGGCTCAAAGCGCTACCGGAACATAGCGAACCCTAAGCCCGATACCAGTTCAATCCAACAGCCGCCCCATTGGGGCGGCTGTTTTCGTTTGGCTGCTATAGACAGCTCCGATATCCCGAAACCTTCCTACGCGCCTTGCTAGACCAGCCTACGCCCTAGACAGCCGCCTAGAACGCCTAGCGCGGCCCGTAGGGGAGTTTAATTCGGGCTCCCGCTAGGTGGATAGCCAGAAGCAGGCAAAACGGATCAGCGGGGCTGCTGATAGCGCTGGCGTCAATTCGGTATTCCGGCACAGCCGCAAGGCCAAATAGTTCCGCACGTTAACGTGCATTGGAACTCGGCCCCGCCCCACACGCG